AGCGTAACTTCTTCACTAATAACTTGCCTGCTACTATGGAAGCTCGTTACTACTGGAATCCTATTTACAACGAAGATGCAAATCAATTCTTCTTTGTAGATCAGACTCGTACTGCAAGTGGATACACAATGTATGAAATTTGTTACATTGATCCTTCTCCAGCAGGTTTTGAAAAGAAAGATGTTAACGAACATGCGCTAGTTCTTTTGGTTGACGCTGCTGTATCTTCTTTAGATACAGATATCAAAACCTTCATTAACGCATTCTTAACTGGTTCTTTCTTGCCTCAATTGGCGTAATTTAATAGGGGAGGATTAATCTCCTCCCCTTTTTATAACCCTTTAATTTAAAAAAAAATGAAAGATATCATTCTAAAAACAGGCACATACACCAACGCTGTAACTAGCAAGCAAATCCAATCTGGCGCCATCCCTGGTGCTTCTTTGGAAAAGTTTGTTACTACCTTGTTGAAGAACCCTACTTGCTGCGTTAAGTATGTAGCTTTAAGTAAAGCTAACTACACTCAAGCAACTTCGTTGGTTACTACAGTAGCAACAACTACACCTGCTGGAGAAATTACTCCATTCAGTGCTGTAACTACTGGAGCTGGTTTAGCAGAAACTGGATTCACTGTAACAAATTCTGTTGTTACTGTTGACTCAATTATCTTAGCTAACGTTACTGACTATTCTGCTGCTCACGGAACTGCAGGTCTTCCTCAAGTAATTGTGGATGACATTGCTGCAGGTTCTTTTAAACTAATTATAGTAAACGGAGGAGTAAACGCTCTTAACGGTACTATAAAAATTGGTTACACAATTTTCTAATTTAATTTGGGGAGGATAACTCCTCCCCTTATTTTTAAACTATGCCAAACGTAAAACTAAACCTCGAAATATATAAAGCTAAAGATTGTGCTTTTATCTCAATCTTAGATACATCTTTCTATCCAATAGCACCAACTAGTGCTGAATTAACTGTTAGTGTTCCTGGCTATGATACAGCTTTTGTATTTGTTTTTACTTTAGGTGAAGTAAATATTTTAAATGGTTACACATTTGGATTTGTTTCTTCATTGGTAGATGCAGGAGATTTGCCTGATGGGGTTTATAATTTTGAGTTAGGTACGTGCCCTGATCTAGGCATTAATAGCAGGTTCCATTTGCGGACTTGCAAAATAGATTGCCGTCTTGCCGCACAGTGGGTTAAGTACCTAGATTGCTGTGACGATGATAAGATGTTATACTACTTAGACAAAGTAGATTTTTTACTCAGAGGTGCTGAAGCTCAGGCAGACTTATGTCATCCTGAAAAAGCTGCTGAACTTTATATGAAAGCCGATGACCTACTCAGAAGAGTTGAACTTGACTGTTAAGAAAAAACTTGCTATGGCAGCTTACAAAGAGTTGCAACACATCAAGTACTTAACAAAACCATACCATAAGAAATCAAGGAAGTATGCTAGCTTCTTAAGATACCAGCATTGCCTTGATTGCTACAATACTTTAACTTTTAAAAACAAACACTAAAATGGCTAAATGTTGTCAAACTAATAATTGTGTAGAGATAGAACCTTCTGGTTGTGTCAAGTACACGGGTACACCTACTACGGGTGGATTGATCGATAAGCAGGATTACTGCGACCCTTACATCAATGATATCATCAAGTTGTTTGATGACAACATTACTTTGTTAGATACTAGAGTTGGTCTCAACAAAACAGCTTTAGATAATGCCAATACTGCGTGTGGTACAGTTCCTTTGATGAATTTAACTACGGTAACTGTTGCAGATGAAAAGTACTATTCAGCAGAAGTTGTTCTTAAGTTGGTTGGAGTTATTTGTGAACTACGTTCAAGAATAAACTACTTAACTTCTAAAGACATTAATAATAACTTAGGAAATCTTCATTGGGAAGATATGCCTTTAAGTCCTGAGTTTTTAACTTGGTTAGATTTAAATGCTTGCATTACTTTTGGTAAAGCTGATTGTGTTCCAGGAGAAGAGTACGCTAAAACTTTAGGTGGATTACTAAAAGTTATTATTAACAAACTTTGTTGTGTAATTTCTCAAACTAATACTACTTGCTAATAAAATAAGAAATGGGACATTGTGTAGATTGTTACGGAACCACTACTATAGCACCCTGTGCTACAGTTGGTTGTACATCAACAAACTATGGTAAGTGTATTACTTACTCTGGTTTAAATTTATATTGTGCTATAGGAGCTATTGGAACATTTACTTCTGCAGGTACTGCAGCTGTTCCAGGAACTAATATTGTATATACTTTAGGAGGAACTAACTTAAGTGGTTCAGGAACTGGTGCTACTTTTCAAGTAACTCGCACAGCAGGATCTGATGCTTACACAGTAGTAATTGCTAACAGAGGTTCTGGCTATGCTGTAGGAAACCAAGTGAAAATTCTTGGTACTTCCTTAGGTGGAGCTACTACAGCGAATGATGTAGTATTCACTATTACTGCTTTGAATGCTGTTATTCCTACTGGAGCTACGTTAGATTCAATTATTTCTACCTTCCACAATGCTTTGTGTTCTTCTGTAGCTGGTGGAGGAATTGATTATTCTGCTTTAAATTATTCTTGTCTCCGTCAGGGTGGTGTGTTAACTGGAATAGGTTCGGTAATTACTACTGAGTCTCAGTTTGTAACTTCTGCTTCTGCTGCGTTATGTACTTTGAATACTTCTTTGAATGCATATGATAATACAATTAACCTTACTGCATTTACAAACGTAGGTGCTTTACCCGGCGTAACTGCTCCTTACAACTTAAACGAAGTATTAGGCGGAGTAGCAACTGGTATTGTTAACTTAGGCGCACAGCTTAACTATGCATCGATTACTGCTAATCCTTGTATAGCTTACGCTTTTACAACCAAACCATCTACTAGTGTAGTTTCAGATTACTTTAACTGGATTACAACTAACATGTGTGGTATGTTCCAAAGTTTAACTACAAGTATTGGTACAGTCTCTACGCTTGCAACTTCTTTGAAGACTTATATCTCTGGAGGTTCTGCAGTTCCTGCTAATATTAATACGTCTGTATTAACAGGAGGTTCTGCAACTAGTACAGCCTCTGCTGCTTTAATTCTTTTGGTTTCTCAAGTAGATTCTTTGAACAGTTCTGTAAGTACTCTTACTACAAATAATCTAGGTCTTACTTGGGCATCTTGTTTTCCAGGTTCTTTCCCTAGTAACTCTGTATTTAAAACTCAAACTTGGAACTGGTCTAACTCTTCTGTAAGTCTTCAAACTCAAATGGATAGAATAGTTACTGTCTTGTCTACCTTAAACCTTAAGTTTGATGCTAGTCAATTTACAGTAACAGTAGCTTCTTGTGGACCAACTATTGCTTTAGCTGCCGGTGTAGCGTTTAGTCCTGCAAGTTTAAATGCTGCCACTTTAAATGACTTAGGTGATGTTAACTCTGCTTCTCCTACTACTAACCATTTCTTAGTAAGAGATACTAGTGGTCAGTGGACAAACAAATCAGTAGCTGTTACTATTAATGGTTCTTCTACTGGTGTAACTAGAACAGACGGTTCTGGTGTAGGTGGTGCTGTTGTTTTTGACTTAGCAATAACTAGTAATACTCCTACAATCTATGCATTGACTGGTACTAGTACTGCTGAGTATAACACAACCAATGCTACAAGATTTCCTCTAGGAAGTCAGTCTATGCCTTATGGTGTGAAGTACGGAGACATGGTTACTTTGCAAGGTGTTCTTCAGATGAACATGATTGCTGCATTTACGTGGACTCATTTAGGATCTAAAATTATTGCTAGTTTACCCACAGCAATTCGTCCTACTAATCCAGTTTATTTTGTAGCAGAAGTATATGTAAAATCAGCCGGAACTTATGCAATGACTAACACAAGAGCTACAGGTCAAATTGATACTGGAGGTAACTTAAGTTTAATTCTAATGAATAGTGCGGGTAGCATTACTCTTATTGCTACTGATATAATCGAAGTAGTAATCGGTGGAGTGTCTTACCCAATATAAGATATTGGCAGGATTTTTTGGTTGGTTACCCCTGTCTATTACTAGAGAGAGCTTAGGAAACTAAGCTCTTCTGGTTTAAAGTAAAACTTGACTAAAAATGAAATTTAATTATATTTGTAATAAGGAGTGTTATGATAACAAATAATGATTTAATCGCTAGAGTTAAAAATGCTAACAAATTTGTTAACAGTGATGACTTGATTAGTGATCGTTTCCTCTACAACATGCTTAAGAGTAAGGCTTCTGTTCTAATTAAACGGGAGATAAACTTAAAGAAATTATTGTTCTCTGACAATCTCTACCAAGCATACGAGTGTATTTGCTTAATACCAGCGCCTGGAGCAGAGTGTGATTTAGGATGCCCAATTCGTAGAACTAAGAAGAAACTTCCTCAACTAGAAGAAGGACTTTATTCTTATTTTATTCAGGGGGTCTTTAATACTTCAAACTCAGAAGAATTATTTCCTACAACCATCAGAGATTTTATTAACCACACAAGGTTAAGGATTAAGACTAACCGTAAATATTATACCATTCGTAATGGTTATCTCTATGTGTTAGATCCTGATGTTGAGTCTGTGAATATGTATGCATACTTTACTGAGTCTATTGAAGACGCAGATGGTACTGAGTGTATGAGTATGTATGATAAGCAATTTAAGATTGCTCCTTACTTAGTGGATTCTTTAATCCAGATGGTTAACCAAGACTTAATTAATTACCATAAGATACCTGTAGAGCAAGAAAGTAACAATAGAGATGAGCAACCTTAATTATGGAAGTTAGCCCCAAGAAGTATAAATCCTACCGATCTGACGTAAACTATTCTAACAAAAAAGCTTACAACCAGTTTATAAAAGAAACAAAACGTTCTGATATTACTTACGAGATGTTTGCTAAGATTCCTCAAATGGTGCATGCGAGGATGGTTAGTAAAATATTTTCAGGTGCTTACTGTGTTCGCATTCCTAAACTAGGATTATTCCGGTTACTTAAAGTACTTCCTTTAGGTGAACGTCATGAACTTATTGATTGGGGTAGATATCGAAAGACAGGTATTTGGGCACCGTATCGTAACACCCATACTGATGGGTATATTTATAAAGTTCATCTTTATAGTTATACCAAAAAGTTTTCTGAGTTAGGATTCTTTAAATTCAAACTCGCAATAAAGCACCAAAGACATTTAGCCCAATTGATAAAAAATAACGAGATACGCAGATGAAGTACGAGAATATAAACTTCATATCTTCTGAGCCCATTGTGGCGGAAGTTAAACAGGAACTTAAATATTACTTTGAGGCCGGTGCTATTAGTGAGGTTTTAATTCCTACCTTCATTGATCAATCTTTGCGTAAGCTTAAGGTGATGGTTCTTCAACCAGAAGATATAATTTGTCACTTTGTTAATTACAAGTCAGAACTTCCTTGCGATTTTGCACTTTTGGATAGGGCTGCGTTGTATGATTCCCACATTGAATTTAGTTCAGGGATTACTACTATGAGAGGTTACTACTACCAGTCAAGTGATTGTACTTTTAGCGGAGAGTGTTGCAATGGTAAGACTGAGTATTTTGAACAGATATTTACAAGTGCTCCTGGCTTTAAAATTAGTATGAAGCTTCCGAGACCTATTCGTATTTATCATGGGTCAAAAGCTTTATGTACTGAAGAGTGTACCGGTTTATATGCACCAGGACCAGACATCATTCAAATACATGATAACAGAACATTGTCTGCTTCCTTTGAAGAAGGATGTATCTATGTAAGATATTTTGCTAGACCTACTGATGATGATGGTATCCCCAAGATTCCTGAAATCCTAGAGGTGGAAGAATATATTAAATCTTATCTTAAGTTTAAATTCTTTGAGATGCTTTGGCATACTCAATTAGATGAGTCAGCTGTACAGATTGAACGTAAGTTTCAGTACTACAAGCAAGATCAACTAAGTAAACTCCAAGCTGCTTTTGGATACTTGTTAACCAAAACCAAACAACAGAGTGCAGATAGTGTTGTAAAGGCACGTAATAAGTTTAGCAAATTTCATATCATTTAATGGAAAACAAAGTAAATCAGAATATCATTGGACTTAATCTAGACTCGATTAACTGGCAAGTTAAAGAGAACCAGATTACGTGGGCGTTAAATGCTAACGTTCAATCCCATGATGGCAATTCTGTTACTTATACAAATGAGCCGGGCAACACAGAATGTTTTAGATTTGATGAAGGTTCTTTGGCTGGTTTTGTAGTAGTTGGATTTACAAATATAATTGAACAGTCTAAGGTTATTCTTTTTCTAAGTCATCCTGATGGTCGCTCTCGCATAGGTCAAGTAACATCAATTAGTGATTCTTGCTTAGACGTTACTATAACAGAGAAAGATTGTGGCTGTAAGGAAGGAACAATAATAACTACTACAGAAGTTGTTGAGTCCTTACCTTTAAATGAAACTGTTTTAGAATGTCCAGATGGATATGTCTATGACTCAGTGGCTAATATCTGTAAGAAGATACAATACATTCCAATCAAAACAAGTGCACAAACAGTTCCTGTTATTGCTACTTGTGTGGATGGAACTGGCTGTGGAGTATTCTCAACTCATGGTTGTTTACTTCCAGTAGTCTATGATACTACTTGGCCGACTTTAAACCCAAATACATATAGTACAGTAGGAACTTCTTTACCTCAGCAATTTTGGGTACCTGGAGATACACTTCCTATTGATCCTATTTTTAACACAAATACTTATGTTAAGACAATTTCTATACAAGCTGACTTAGATCCTTTAGCCGGTGCTTGTAGAGAGTGTCATGTAATAAGTACTGTAACTGCTGGAAACCCAGAAGGATTTTTAGGATTTGCTGAGACAATTTGTATTAACGAAACAAAACAATACTACTTAGCATTAGGAGCAGATGAAGCTTTAAAGGTTTCTATTGATGGGGTTTTGATTTTAGATATTCAAGCTGGAGATCCTGCTAAAAGATTGTTAGCTTTTCCTGCAGTAGGAGGAGATAACGGATCTTCTATGTGGTCGAGGCTAAATATTTTTCCAATTACATTAACTGCCGGTAGTCACGTAATAAAGTTTGAGTATAAAAATACTGTTGGTATTGGAATGTTTGCGTATGAGCTTTACGATATTTCAAGAACTCAGTTACTAGATGCAGGACTAACCCAAGCTCAACTAGAAGCTTCTATTGTAAAAAGCAAAGGATTAAATATTAGTTCGAAAGTTAAGCGTGGAAGTTATTTTACAGAAACTGCTAATGCTTGTCCTCCCGGATATATTTTGTCTGTAGATGAAGCTTGTAACGCATCTTGTAGTGTTGTAATAACAAGTCCAAAAGTAGAAGTGATGACAACTTCAACTTGTTGCAAGTATGAAGATATTCTTATTGATGACTGTTTAGATGAATGCCCAAACAGTTGCTATGAGTATGTAGTTGGTGTTACACCTGATCTTAGTACAGAGTTAGCATTAGTTGCTAAAGAGTTTACTTACATTGATTGTAATGGTACTGTAATACGCACTACTGTCCTAGGAGACCCCAAAAGATTTAAGGCAAGAAGGAATAGTATTATTCTGAAGAATGACTATTTAGTTATTTTGCAAGAAGTAGAAGTTGAGGATACTACTCCTGGAACTTTTGCTAGGACTAACTGTTGCTTAAATTTTGATCCTGCTTTTCCTGTAAATGCAGAGTATCGTATAGATGACTGTGAAACCAAAGTTTATTATATTAGTCGGAATAATCCACCTCGTTATTTTTCTGATTTGTATCCTTATGGAAAAGACGCCTGTGGGAACAATCGTACGTGCATTAAGGAGAGTTGTGATGACTCTAAAATATTTCCTGATTTCTGTTTGCCAGAATTACACACTACCTCTGTAGATAGTGGTGGGCAGTTAGCTGCCGGTATGTATTCTTTTGCAGTAGCTTACTGCGATGAGAATGGAGACGAGTTTGTAGATTACACAGACTACAATAATCCAGTACCTATTTTTGAGCGTACTGTTACTGAACAAACAGAGTATGTAACAGCTAAGTCTATCCGCTTAGAGATAAGACATAAGACTAGAATATTTGAATACTTTAGTTTAGTAGTTGCGGAGACAGTAAACACGACTACTACTTATCACTTGGTAGGTGTATACAGAGTAAATCAACTAAGTGATGTAGATCATATTATCTACACAGGAGATTACAAGACTACATTCTCGACAGTAGCTCCCGTAGTTAGAAGTCCTCACTACGAGACTGCTAATATCATTGAGAAGCAAAATGACATTTTGATGATTGCAGATCTTGAAGAAAGTCCTCGTTACAATTTTCAAAGATTTGCTAGTCGGTTACTTTTAAATTGGGAAACTGTAAGCATGCCTGCTGATGGTCAGTTTGACTATAGCAATCCAGAGGTAGCTTACTTCTTTCGTACTTATCAAAGAGATGAGGTCTATCCTTTCGGAATTAAGTTTCGTCTTAAGAACGGTAAGTACACAGATGTATTCCATATTCCTGGTAGAAAAACATTATCTAGTCTTCCCCAAAACTCAGGGTTAGGAGATACCACACTACTAAATGCTTCTACTAACAAAGATGTTTTTGTAGCAGAGACTGACTGTACAATCCCAGACAGACTTCCTGTTTGGAAAGTATACAATACAGCTACTCCAGGAGAGTCTGCTCCTTATGACGAAGACTTAGCATCAGATATTGAAAAACAATACAACTGTGCGATTACTAATCATAAAAAAGGAAAGTTTGCTTACTGGGAATCTACTGAAGTTTATCCTTGCTACGATGAGATATGGGAACAGTCTACTGATCCTAATGCTCCTTACTATAATGTAGAAGCTTTAGCTGGGAAACCTATTCGTCACCACAAGTTTCCTGACTCTGCAATTTCTCATATTCACGGTAATTCAATAGCATCTGGTACTCCTTTTAACGGAGCAATTGGAATTGAAAGCCCAAGTACTTTATATCCTATTGGTGTTAGACTTGACGAAGCTTCTTTGCTTAGTTTGTTAAACCAAAGGAATCCTAATGGTACTTACTACTATACAGTCTATGATCCAATCAAAAAAGTAGAGAGACCTATCAAGGATGTAATCTGTGGCTTTGAATTGGTTCGTGGTAATCGTGTAGGTAACAAGTCAGTTATTGCAAAAGGTTTGATGTATGATGTAGGAGAGTTTAACGATACTACTAATAACAAAAAATACTACTACTCTAACTATCCTTTTAATGACTTGCGTTTAGATCCTTACCTAATGAATGCTTCTCGGTGGTACGATAAGTCCAGAGAAGTATCTATTTCCGATGTAGATAATGTTGATGGCATTGGAAGGGTTGGTGGATTTACTACCTACCGAACTAATGGAGGTAACAAAAGATTTACTTTCTACTCTCCTGATACTTCATTTCAGTTTCCTAAAATTGGCACAGAACTAAAACTTGAGACTGTAGAATTTGGCCGTGTCTTTGGACACTTTGTTCCTGTACTAGATCACCCTCAATATAGACTTTTAGATTCAGGCGCTTACTTTGATGCAGGCCGTATCGCTGCTATTCTCTCTACTCAAGTAGGAGGTAAGAATGACGCTACTATATCTGTTACTGGAGGGGCTACTGCTACCGCTTTAATGGATATTCGGTATGACAAGTTATTGGGTAACGAACAGCTTATCCTAGACTTGGTTGAGAAGTTAGTTCCTTTTGTAAACTTTGCTGCTCAGTATAATTCAATCGCCAACTACAACCAGTATGTTCCTATTAATCCTTTGGCTAATGTTAACCACATAGGAAACAGTAGGAGGTATATTGATCTTGGTTACTACGCTAACGAGAGAATCGTTCAAGTATTTGACGACGCTCCATTACATAACCGTCTGAGGGAAACTTCAGTTTATCTTAAGCTTAGAGATTTTATACCTAACCTTGAGTCTCAGTTAGTAGATAACTCTAGATACGTTAAATCTGCCACTACTCTAGTAGATCAATTAGGTGGTACTGTAAACGACGAAGGACATACATTGCCAGATGCAACAGTAGCTCACGAGCGTAGAACAACCCGTGCTTACTATAGCTCAGTTAAAAGACAATTCCCAAATCAGTATGGTCAAGTAGAAAACATAAAGTATGTATCTACTGGTTATTCTGTAGATTTATTTAATACAGAAGGGGGAGGCGTAAGTCTTCAGTATAAATACTATCCTGCCTTTGGTGGAGATACTTTTATAACTCCTTTTTCTTTTAAACGTAAGCATTCGTTCTTTACCCGTAACCTAGTTAACTTACCGGCTAAGATTGATGAGATTCCTTTTGATTACTGGTTGTTCCCTAACATGGCTTACCCAACTTATTACACAGGAACAACAAGTGATGTGAATAGTATTAACGCTGGGGATGTTGGAATTGCATTAGCATTAGTTCTTACAGGAGTAGCTGCAGGTGTAGCAGGAGCCAGTGCAACCGGTACTGTTGCAGTAGCAGCAGCTTATTTAGCAAACCTTGCTATGATGGACGGCCTTAATCAACTGTGGTCTAAGTTTGTAAAGAAAGTAACAGTAGATGGTTCATCAGATCATCGTTACTATAAAGACGGAACTTTCTACACAGCATCTTATGGTATCCCTATTTTCTTTGTAGAGTCGGACATTAACATACACTACCGTCATGGCCGGGATGTAACTAGAGAAAACTTCTATCCTAATGTAGGTGGTGGTATCCCTGATGATTGGTTACAAGAAACTACAGTTCCTATTAAGTATGATAACTTTTACAGTTACAATGCTACTTACTCAGTTCAAAATCTATCACCTAACTTACCTTACCGGTTAAAGTATCCAACCTTAGAGTGTTTGGTAAATCACCAAAACCGTGTAATCTATTCTGACCAAGCAAGCAAGTCAAATCTACTTACAGATAAGTGGTTAAACTTTAGACCAGGAAACTACTTTGACTTCCCTAAGATGGGTGGTCGACTAATTGACTTGAACGCAGGAGAAACAGAGAGAGTGTACGCTAGGTTTGAAAATACAACTAAAGTTTACAACGCACGTATCGTGCTTACCTCTACTTCTCCTTATCAGTTGGAGATTGGTAATGCCGATATGTTCAAGCAAAAGCCGGTTGACTTAGCTGCTACTGACTTAGGTTACATAGGAAGCCAACACAAAGCTTACGTTAAGTGCGAGTTCGGAACATTCTGGGTAGACGCTAAGCGTGGTCACGTATACCAAATCACAGGAGATGGCTTTAATGAGATTAAGAATGAAATGAACTTTAACTGGTTCAAAGAAAACCTTCCTTTCCAAATCCTTAAAGAGTTGCCTCAAGCAGATATTGATGTACCTTCTTTAGGAATAGGTATTGTTATGGGATGGGATGAACGTTTTGAACGAGTGTTTATTACCAAGTTAGATTACAGAGTCCGGGCTAACTATAGGACAGGAAGTGCTTCTGTGGTAAAATATATCACAGACATTACTAGTACTAGTTATAGAAAGTATGTATTAGAGACTGGTAATACGGAAATAGAAATTACTTTAGGAGATCCAACTTTCTTTGAGAATAAATCTTGGACGGTTGCCTACTCTCCTAAACTTAAAAACTTTATCTCCTTCTACTCTTTCTTACCTAACTTCTTTATCTCTCAATTAGGTCACTTCCAAACAATCAAGACTACAGCTGTCGGTTCTTCTTTGTGGAATCATAACCTTAATCCATTTATCTATCAGACTTACTACGGTAAGCTTTATCCTTACATTATTGAGTATGTGACGAATAGTTTGCCTATACAGTCTACAGTAACTTCTGTAAGTATCCTTTCAGATATTCTAGAATACTACTCAAGGTACGAATACTATTCTTTAGGTACAAACAACAATACCAACTTAGCTAACTTTAACAAAGCTATCATCTATAATCGTGAGCAGTCTTCCGGGTTGATTAATTTGATTCCTGAACTCTTCGGTAACACTAAGCAAAAGATTAGTTATCCTAAGATGACTCCTAATGGTATTGAAACATTACTATCTCGTAGAGAAGGTAAGTCTACCTTTAATGGTTTCTGGAACATAGCAGCGCAGGGCAATGGTCAGTCATTATGGACTACTCAGTGGGCAGATCTAATTAATAGTTATCCTATTGATAAGATGCCAAACATGAAAGCCATTAGAAATGTGGGTGTATCTTTCCAAAAGAATAAAATTAAATCTGACTTTACTCGAGTAAGATTAATTCAAGATAAGTATAATAGATATAAATTTGTAAACAACTTACAGATTAATCAGATAAACCAAACCGCCCTATAAAAATTATCATGATAAAAGAGAAAGAAATTTTTACAACAGTAAAGCCAGAACTAGTAATTGGTCAACTGTTTCAGTCTAGAGATATGATGCACATAACTCATTTGCAGACTTTAAACTTTGCTGAGCACAAAGCACTTGGTGACTACTACGGAGGCATCTTAGATTTAACTGATTCTTTAACAGAAACCTACTTTGGTACTATTGGAAAAAGATTAAACTTTAAAATTCCTCAGTCAGAGTACATGAATTCTTCTCAACACTTATCTCAGTTGAAAGAGTATGTACTCAAGCACAGAGGTGTATTTGGTACAGAGAATACTCACATCCAAAACATCATTGACGAAATTATTGCTCTTATCGCACAAACATTATACCTTTTAACACTTACATAAAATGAATCGTTTACGGAACTCTTACTCTACTTGCATGAGCTGTGGAGGTAGAAAAATGAAATCAGGCGGATGGATTGAAAAAGCAATCAAGAATCCTGGATCTTTTACTAAACAAGCACAATCTGCCGGTATGTCTGTACCAGGTTTTAAAAACAAAGTCCTTGCTAATAAAGAAGACTTCTCTTCTACTACAATAAAAAGAGCCAACCTAGCTAATACGCTTTCTAAAATGCGTAAAGGTCAAGATGGTATGGCAGTAAATTTAGAAGGAACTAATCCTTCTGAGATTCCTATGATGGACTCTAATACTATGCGTAGAAAAGAGATGCTTATGGAACGGGAAGCACAGTTGCAAGATAAAAGAAATGGAGGAATCCCTCAGAATCAAATGGCGCCAATGTCAATGATGCGTGGTGGAAGACTTTATGCTCAGTTAGGTATGTTGAATGGTGTACCTATCCAAGGTCCTAAGCCAGCACCAGTTGCAGCCGCTCCTGCTAAACCAGCAGTTAAAGTTAAGTCTAATGAAGAGGGCATGGATGAAGTTCCAAGAATACAAGCTATTGATCCTAAGCTAACACAAGCTAAAGCTATGTTGAAGCAGGATAACAAAGCTCTTGAGATGGCAAAGGTTAAAGATTATCAAATCATGCTTAACCAAAAGTACAATGCAGGTTTATCTACTGATGGTGCTTGGGGACCCAAGACACAAGCTGCATATGAGAAATATATGGTAAAGGCTGCACCTGCTAGTAATATGGGACCTTCAAGAGCAGACATGCCTGGTAACTTTAAGATGAACTTTAATACAAATGTTCCTAAAGGTACTATGGGTACTATGGGTCCTACTAGGGCTGATATGACTGGTAAGCTTAAAATGAATTTTAACACCTCTGCACCTTTGGCTGCTACTGCTAATGCTTATAAGGGTACAAGCCAACCTTTGTGGCAAACTGCTAAAGGAGCACAAAGCTTTCTTCCAGGTAAAGCAGGTGACATGGTAGTTAATGAATCTTATTCTTTCATAAACAAACAACCTGCTAAAGCTAACCAAGCTAAAGTTAGTTCTGAAAAAAAAAAAGCAGTCGTAGCAACTAAACAAACTTCTAGTGTACCATTGTGGCAAAGTGGTACAAACAATCAAGAAGTTGATAAGCGTCAGTTACCACAGACCGGAGTAGTTGTTGATAGGGGAACAAACCAAACTTATGTTTTTGGAAAAGATAAAAACTTTGAGATGCCTGTATTAACTGGGCAGAATCGTGATAAGAATGCAAACTCCAACATGGGTACAGTAGAAGAGTTAGAAAAAAATAAAAAAGGCAGAGTAACTCCTGTCGGTTATTATACAATGAATTCAAACTCAGCTGCTGTTGATAAAAAAGAATACGGTAATAATATTAGGAATCTAGATCCTATTACTGCTTTTGGTGTTCCTAAACCTAAAGCAAAAGATATTGCTCTACACCAAACTTATGATCCTGCTTATAGAAATCAATTCTATAATAGATCAGCAGACGAACGTGGTCAGTCTTATGGTTGTATTAATGGACGTTGTGGTGATGTAGAACAATTGCTTCAACAAGTACCGGGTCAAGATACTGTAATGGTTATTGATTCTCGCTTTTCAAAAGATAAAGCTTTACTAAGTAAAGCAAAACAAAGAGTAAAAAAACCTAAATAAGATCATGAGTGTAAATAGTTTTCTTGAGAAGTTAAAACAGAGAGTGTCTCCTACACCTGTGGATGAGACAGGTATGTGGTATCAGGATAAAGATGTTGTTGTTCCTTCTAACAAGATAACTATGAAAGGTCCTGAAGGTGAAGATGATTACTTTGATGAGCCTATCGTAGGTACTGGCATGCAGTCAGGACAGCGAGTAGTGATGCAACCTGGACAAGATTATGAGTTTCCTGATGACGATGCGGTGTACGAGAGTAAACAAATGCAGTTAGGTGGGAGGATTAATAACATTAGTCCAGAAGGTAACGTTGACTTTTCTCTAGGAAATAAAAACAAACTAGCATTTAATGTTAGAGGTTCCGGCAATATTCCAAACTTTAAACTAAATTCTATTAACCCTAGTTTATCCTACAACAACAAAGGATTCAATGCAGATGTTTCGCCTACCAGTTTTGGCGCAGGATATAATAATAGTAAGGTTAACCTTAATGCTAATGCTACTGTGCGTAACAACGCAGTAGAGAGTGCAGGCATTCAAGGTTCTTACAATGTAACTCCAAACTTATCCTTAACAGGTAACTACAATATCAATAAAGGTGAACAAGGAACAGACAAGAATTACTTTGCAGGATTTAGATACGCTAAGTCTTTTCAAAAGGGAGGTCAGAAAAAAGAAAGTTCTAGAAGCCTAGTTGATTTAATTCCACAGATTACTCCCGGAGTAAATGATGTAATGGATGTTACTGACATTATTCGAGGAGCAGCTAGCGGAAATAAAAATCAAGTATATCAAGGTGTTATTGGTATGGCGTCTCCTGGGTTGGCTGGAAAAGCTGTACCTACATTTCTAGATTATGTTACTGAAAAAGGTCTTGGTAAAGAAGTAGCTGACTCTAATCAATCTAAAAGGGAAGGCATTGTTAATATGAGTAGTTCTGATTTGCAAAAACTCTACGCTAAGTATGGTCCAGGCGGCTATGATAAGTGGAAGGCAGCAGGTTTTCCAAAGTTGCAGATGGGAGGAATGTCTATCCCTGGAATTAATGGTACTGTGATTGCTTCTGACAATAGTCCTAGACTAAAGAAAGCTTATATGCAACAAGCCGGTTATTTTAAGTACGTTCCACCTAGTCAAAGACCATTAACATTACAAAGTACTAATCCAAGTACTTCAGATAATACCAGAGTTAGAAATGTTAAGTACAATGAACCAGTAGCCCCTGTAGTAACTTCAAAAAAACCAGTTACTCCATCAAAACTTAATCCTAGTCTTATTAATAGGTTAGCGGCTATCTCTGAAGCAGAAGAAAGAAACTACTCAGATAATACTGCTGTGTATTCTATTCCTCCTATGGACTTAGCAAAGAAGGCAGCCTATGATCTCGACGAAGATTACAGACAATCTAAAGTTAAACCTATCACTTCTTACTTACCTACCCCTTGGGATCTTGTGCCTACTCCAGGCCAAGTTTACTTAAAGTCTTTTGCAGGTCAAGATAACTCTACTGAAAATTTTACAGAGCAACAAAGAAAAGAAATGGCTTATGCAATAGCTAAAGCAGAAGCAAGAGAATCAGGAACTAACGAGCCGGGATATACAGGAAGTTTTGGGTATGGAGATTATAGAGGAGGTTACATAGATAAAGAAGGTAAGGCACACAATGACCCTTACACTAATTTTCAACAATTAAGAAAACTAGATGATAAGACAGGGAAAAGACTAAAAAGTGTATATGATCACGGAAGTGCAGTTGGAACTTTAATGTCTTTAGGAAAAGCTAATTTTAAAAAACATAGTAATGACGAATATCTAGTTCATGATGTTTATGATTTTGATGTTCATAATGACAAAAACCCAACTATTGCTGATAGATTAGAAACTATTGGCTACAACATGGGTGTTCGTTCTGAAACAAATGTAGCAATTCCTACTAAGTACGTAGACGAAGCACGTAAAGAAATAGCTTTAGAAAATGCTAAACCAAAAGTAAAGCAACCTGAAGAACAAACAAAACCTGCAGTTAAGTCTACCAGAGAGAAAGCACCTGTAAACGTATCAAAACCTACCGTACAGAAATCTAAACTCCAACAGAGTTATGAGCAAGTTAAACCTTCTCTCAAGAAGACTCTAACCACTACGACTCAATCAAAACAAACAGCTCCCGCTAAACAAACATCTTCACGTAATGAATTAAATAGTGAAGAGTCAAATGTACAGAACTATCAGAGAATGCTAAATAGTAAATACAATGCAGGACTAGAGGCAGACGGAGCATGGGGTCCTAAAACTCAAGCAGCTTACGAAAAATACATTAAAAAATAAACTATGGCACAAATGATTAAACGTAAAGACGGTTCTTATTCACAACGTGGTTTATGGGATAACATCCGTGCTAACAGAGGCTCAGGCAAGAAGCCTACTCTAGAAATGCTTAAGCAAGAAAAGAAAATTAAACGCAATATGGCTAACGGAGGAACTATTGCTAAAACTACTAAAGGTGCAGGTGCTAACTATCGTTCTACTGAGTCAGGAGCTGGTATGACTGCTAAAGGAGTTGCTGCTTATCGCAGAGCCAACCCAGGTTCTAAACTACAGACAGCAGTAACAGGAGACCCTAAGCCCGGAAGTAAAGATGCAGGTCGTAGGAAATCTTACTGTGCTCGTTCGCTCGGACAGTTAAAGAGATCTTCTGCAGAAACTAAGAATGATCCCAACTCAAGAATACGTCAAGCACGTAGGCGTTGGAAATGCTAACTACTAAACTAAACTAACTATAAAATGGCACCCGCAGCAAAATCAAAATCAACTTCAACTTCCTCAAAGTTTACAGTTAAACCTAAGGTAAAAAGAAAAGGAGTTGTAGCAAAGACTAAGGCTTCTAAGTCTAAGTCTAGTAAAAATTATCTTAAGAAAAGTAGAGGTCAGGGGTAATTATTTACCCCTTGCTTTTTTATGTTAATCTTGTATATTTGTATTACAAGTATAACTTATTGAGTTATTAATATTTAATATTATAATCTTTAAAATTAAAATCAATGCTTAGACATTCATTATATAAGAAGTTTGGTAAAAAATCTTACAAAGATGGAGGTGAGGAACAAAATCCTCTGGGAATTCCTGCAGTAAAACCACCGGCTCCTGTTGGTAATTATACAACCTTAGCACAACCTGAAGGTACTATTACTGACGGTAAAGCTTCGTATACACCTGGTACATTTAATACTAACACAGCTGCTAACAAATTTACCTCGGAAGCTTCTCCTTTTTTAAGTAATATCAATCCAGAAAATATCTATGATGTAAATCAAGATACTCCTGCAATGGAGCAAGGACCACTTACGCAACAAGAAACAAATAAGCGGGGTGTAATGGCGCCTGCCCAAACTCCTCAGGTATCTACCTTTGATATGTTTAAATCAAATGTAAAGTCAAACATTAAAGAGAACTGGCAGGACTATGCTACTCTTGGAATAGCTGGAGCTTCAGGTGTTGCTAACTATATGGATGACCAGAGAAAAGAAACTGCATTAAATCAATCTATACAATCTAGACAATCAAAACCTCTTTACGATTATAATTATATGTATGGTCCTAAGAGTAGTGGAGGTACCGAATATCAACCTGTTGTTATGGCACAGAAAGGAGCAAAAATTACAAACCGTTACAATACTCCTGAGGGAGTGAACAATAACGTAGAAATTGAAAACGGAGAGTTTTTGATTTTACCTGATGGAACTACTGAGGTAGCACAAGGTCCTGCACATTCTCAGAAGTATAAAGCTGATGGGCAATCTATGAGTGGCATCAATACTATCTTACCAAACAACACTAGGGTGTTCTCTAATCACATGAGACCTTCTGATGCAGCTAAGCTTAACCCTGAGCAACAATTTGCTAAGATAGGTGCTTATATGCAGGAAGGTGGAGACTTTAGTAATTTGGATATGACTACCATGTTCCGTTCTAAGAAAGGGAAAGACAGTAATAAAACGTTCGCTGAGATTGCCAAACGTTACGATAACACAGAGTACGACGATGTTCTTAAAAATCCTTTTGCTAAAGAAGTAGATAAACAGACTGCTCGTATTATGAAGGAACGTAATGATAAGGTACTTGATCAATTGTTCAGAGACCAACAGTTTCTTAACGGTAACTCTAACGGAGAACAGAAACAAATGGCTAACGGTGGTATTAACAACCCTGGCTTTAAAGCTCTTCCTGGTTATGTTCAAGCAAAGATTACTGCTAACATGGCAGAAGGTGGCGATGTTGGTAGTGCACCTGTCAATACATTTATGTCTCCAGGTGTAGGTAATGATCCTAAATTTGAACAATACTATAATCAACAACGTCAAAGTTTCACTCAGGCAGGTGTTAAAGAAGCACCCTCTCGTAATGATATCTACTCTTATTACCAATCTGCTAATCCTCAGTCAGCAGTAGATCAAACAGGACGTATGTTGTTTAGTAACCCTAAAGGAACTATTTCTTCAGGCACTACCTTTAGTCAAGCTGTAGATCCTAACACAGGTATGGCATTAAACCAAGGTACTAACTTAGAAAAATCTGCTTTCGATCAACAAGCAAAAAGATTTGCTTATGGTGGTAAACTATACATGCAAGATGGAGCTAAGAAATATAAACTTCCTGAAGGAACTGTTCTTAAGAAAGAGGGGGACAAGACAATTAAAGTCGGTGATTATATCGAACTTCCAGATGGTACAGTAAAGAAGATGACTAAGATGGAAACCAAACGTGTGCGTGAGGCTTCTAAATCTTCTGTAGCTTCTAACTACGATGAGGGTAAGACCTTCATTAAGTCTTGGGCAGGCCAAGCTCCTGAGAATCAAAATAAATTAGACTTAGCTAATGCTGCGTTTGAACGTGGTATTAAAGAAGGTACTATTAAACAGATTAACGAGGGTCCTAAGAAAGGTCAGTACGAGATTACTGGTAGCTTTAAGCCTTCGAATATGAAAGAGCGTTTGGCTATGTCAGACGTAATTAATAAATCAGGTAAAGGATTTGGTACAGACCAATATCAAATTGGATTACAAACAGGAACTGAGGGATATTCCCAAAGAGATCCTAAGACTGGTACCATTAGAGGTACTGGTTCGTTTGTAGGCGGCTTTAGTCCTGCTGAATATGAACAGCGTTTTACTTACGCAAGAGCTAAGGCAGAAGGTAAGACAGAAGATGAAGCTATTGAGTTGGCAGAGTCTCAAGACCCTAAGATTCGTACTGAGAATCGTAAGACTTTCTTAAAGGATATCGGAATGAATAGTGAAGGAGTTCCTGACGAAGCTTTACTATCTGATGACTTCTACAAGAATAGATACTCAGATGTAACAAAGAGTATTGAGAAGAATTTTGGTGAGGGTGACTATCGTCCTTCTATGGGAAATGACTTGATGTCTGGTTGGGAGCATTATGATGCTATCAACTATCAAGGTAACCCAATGTATGAAGATGTTCCTCTTGAGCCTGAAAATCCCCCCGGGAATCCTGATCCTAAATTTCCAGATAGAGGTAAATATAAAAGAACTCCTTATGATGCTATGCAAGCACTTCCCGGAGCTATGGGACTTGCACAAGCTCAAGATATTTTTCCTTATGCAATCCCTGAGGTTGAGAGTCCTTACATAAAGCCACAGACTTTAAACATTCAAAGCGAACTACAGGATATTGATAACATGCAAAGTTCTGCTTTACGTGCTGGTGCAGATCCAAACATGACCTACGCAATGTCATTGGACGCTAAGAACAAAGCATTCCAAACTAAACAGAACTATGATGCTGAAGGTCGTTGGAAAGCAGATGCTACTAACTTTGACGCTGAGTTAAAGACTAATGGTATGAATGCTCAATTGTTTAACCAGACTTATAACGACATGTATGCTACTGCTAAGTCTAATCAGTCAGAAGCTAAATTAGCTGCTGTTTCTGGATTGGTAGGAAGCCGTGCTCAATACAATGCGGATGAGAACATGAAAGAGTTTTATCATAACAACTTCATGCCTTCTTACAATTGGGATCCTAAGACAAAGACTTGGTCTGTTGTTGACCCTGGTGAGATTGTAGATTACGCAAACAAAAAACAAAGTACCGGCACTACAGGCGCTACAACTACTGCAGGTACTACTGGCGCTAAGGCTAAAACTACCGAAGTTGGTTCCGGCCCTATTCCAGCAACTACAGCAAAAGGTACACCTAAGTTTGTAGGTATTGCAGAACCTTCTAGTGCAGGTACTTTCCCGATATCTAGAACTCCTGGTCTTGTAGAACCTTCAGCTCCTGGTACATTCCCAAGATCTGCAATGCCTACATTAGATGAAATGTCAGGTATGGTTAGTGACCCTACTCAAAACTTAGGTGGTAAAAACCAAAAGAAGAGTGGAGGTTTACAACATGCTTACTTAAAAGCAGGAGGAAAAATCTATCATTTCACATATCCTAAAAGCTAACTAACTTATGATTTCGCATAATTCCAAAGCCTTTAAGTACCCTGACTATATCTCTCCCTTACCATCTGATGAGTACATCAAGTATGCGGAGAAGAAACAGACTATGTACGATGAGGGACTTTCCCAAGTTAAACAGACTGTAGACAACTACGCAAGTCTAAGACAAAATATCTTAACTGAAACCGAGCGTGACTACTACGACAAGGCAATGACTAACCTTGTACAAGGTATCAACAAAAATGCTGGTGTAGATTTTTCGTACAAAGGAAACGTAAGTGCTGTTCTTGGTATGGGTAAAACTCTTGAAAGAGACAATAACATCATTACAGCTATCGGTAACGGTAAAGAAGTTCAGCGTAGGCAAGAAGCACTATCTAAGTTAGATGGTTCTAAAAGATCTGCTGCTAACGACCATCTTTACATGAAAGATGTTCAAGACTATCTTAAGTCTAATAAACTTGGAGAGAAACTTTCTTACGGTAAATCTTACGAAGAGTACTACGACATCAGTAAGGACTGGAAAGACTTCTGGGGAACCATCAAAGGTTCTAACCAATCAGAAGTAATAAACACTCAGTCTAAGTATGGACCTGCTTATATGGAGAAGGTTACTACTGAAGGATTTAGTAAGTCAGAGATTGCTCAGAAGTTTGAAGCCTACTTAGGTAACAATCCAAAAGCCCTTCGTCAGTTAAACATTGACGTAGCATATAACTTAGATAGTTTAGGTAAGGAGAATGCTTTTACAGGTTACGTACAGAACATGCGTCAAACAGCAGATGCAGCTTCTTCTACTGTAAACAAACTAAACACTGCAATTGCAGAACTAGAGCAGTCTTACGCAAAGACAAAGTCTCCTATCATTAAAGAACAAGTAGACCAGTACAAATCTATGCGTGACTATCAGAACCAAGTAAGAGTTATGGCTTCTCAGAAATCTGAAACACCTTTTGAGGAGTTTGACATCAATGACTACTCAGGTATTTATAAATCTGAGTTCATCAGTAACATGTCTAATATGTATGCCGGTCAGAAAGTATCTAGAGACTTGATTAAGAATGAGTATTGGGTACAGCAAAAAGAAGATAACCGTATTCTTATGCGTCATAATCTTGCGATGCAAAGAGATAAAACTAAGTTACAGTTAGAGGTACAGGATAGATACATCACTACTAAGAAAGATCTTGAGTTAGATGTACCGCAGATGACCGCAGTAATTAAGAACGTACCTCATGCTATTAATCAACTTGATGCAGTGATAGGCAAAGCAGTAAACCAAATGGGTATTCCTAAAAACTCAGGGGCTGCTATGAATATGGAAAGAGCACAGAAAGCATTGAGAGCTGCAGAAGGATTGAATGGTGTTGCTCAGTTGAATAAAATCAAGGAAGCAATGACCTATCTAGGTCCATCTAAAATCAATGCAAGATTAAAACAAGATATTGCTTCTATATTTGGATTGTCTAATGTTAATACTGCAGCCGAGTATGATGATTTTATAAACCAAGTAACTCAACAGTTAACTACAACCTCTACTATGCTCGCTAATGAAGTAGCTAAAGGAAAGCAACCAGGAGTACTTGGAGAGATGGCTCGTTCAAGACAAATTAGTTACAACGATGCTTTCGATTATTCTATTAGCAGTATTGAGAATATGAACTTTATTCTTAACGGAAATTCTTTGACAGGAAGACTTGCTATTGCTTCCCCAGAATCTAGTGGATATAGTAGAGAAGAAACTGTAAAAGTGCCTAGATTAGATGCTCAAGGAAAAGTAATGCCGGGTGAAGATGGTAAACCAATAATGGATGAAAAAACAATTACTGTTACCAACAAAGCAACTAATAGAGTGAACAAAGGTGAGAAGTATAAAATAAGTGCAAGTACAGAGAGTGACGACAATAATTAATAAAACAATGCCAAACGATCCATATAAAATTATTCCAGGGAAACCTCTTAATACACCTGAATTTAAAAAGGCCCAAGAAATTATTGATAGTGCGGACGCAGGTGTCCGTGCAACTAATTTTGTAAACGCTGTAGATCAGATAAAAAAGTTTGAGGCAGATAAGGTTAGGCTAGACCAAACAATAGGTAATGGTATTACAGATATCTTAGCTACTAAAGCTGCGATAGATGCTGACCCACTCCCTAGTTTAGGAGATGCTTTACTTGTTGGTCTTCAACTAAGTGGTTCTCAGGGTCAGATGTATGGAACACCAGAACCTTATTTAAAGAGTAAAAAAGAATTACCAAATTATACTAAAGACCCTGATATTGTTAGGGCTTCTAGTATTTATAAAGACAGAATTAAGAACGGTACTCCAGATGAAATTTACAAAGCTATTGATGACTTACGTAAATCTTATGATTACTCAAACGGAAGTATCAAAGAAGGAGATAGAGCTTCTTTTGCCAAGTCTTACCAAGACCTAGCAAACTACGGCAAGAGTGTTGCTATGTACAAGTATGTTCAAGACAACGTAAACAAGTGGATGTCTGAAGGTAGCGCACTTCCAAAGAACGTAACACCTAAAGGACTCAAGAGTCAGAAAACTACTGACAAAGAAATCCTAGACATGGTTGCTGGTTTTGATGGACTGACTATTGGGTCAAAACTTTATAACAATGTTGATTTACAAACATTCCGTAGTACTTCTGACCAAGAGTTACGTAGTACTGCAGGTAGTCGTGCACTTGTAGCCGGATTAGAGACTCAATACAATCGTGCTGTATCTGAAGTACTGCGTGATAAAAGTGGTGAGTTGTCTCAAAAGCTAAACGGATTAAATAATGAAATCAAGCAGGCAACTACCGATCAACAAAGACAAGCATTAATTACTCAAAAACTTCAACTACAACAAGCAGCTACTAACATAGATGACTTAAGTAAAAAGATGAATGTTTTTGCTAATGAGGATAATTACCTCAAAGCAAACTATAAAGACCTTTACGAAGAGAAACAGAATCTCAAACGTAGGGAGTATTACAAAAATGAAATAGATCCTAATGAGACTTCTTTTAGTGATGTAGGGGAATTCTTTAGTCGTAGTGGTGAGATGGTAGGTTCTAATCTTGTTAGAACATTTTCTGGAATAGAATCATTAACCGGTTTTAATAAAGCTGCTTTCTTTACAGGATTGTCTGCTGATAGATTAGCTCCCTTGAGTTATCGTATGGGTAAGGATCTAAATAAAAACCATTTGATTGATGAGAGTGAGTTAACTAGAGATATTAATGGCAATACTATTACGCACGACTCTCCTGTCTACACAGATGCTAAAGGAGAAAGACAGTGGAATGGTGAGGCAATTTTTGAACAAGTATTACCTATTCTCACAGACATAGCAATAACTACTTTAGTTAGTAGAGGTGCTGGTGGTCTTGCTCGTATGGCGCCTATGGGTGCTTTACGTTGGTCTAATATTGGAAAGACAGTAGGGTTAACTGCAGAAGCTATGCAAACTGCACGTCCTTACTTATCTACTTTTGGTTCTGTAACTGCTAGTACTTTCCCTAGATTCTACGCAGAAGAAAGAGGTAACTTTAAAGAAGGAGGAGCAGCCGGTACTGCATTCTTACGTGCAGCTGCGGAAGGTTTGACTGAATCTATCTTACCTGATACTGATTTGTTTCTTGGTTCTAAAGGAGGTTTAGGACTATTTGACAGTGCTTTTAAAAAGGGTGCTAGTTACTTAGGCACAAAGGCAGACGATCTTACTGGTGGATACATTGGTAAGTTAAATACTAAGTTAAATGCTCAGACAGATCTTATGTTAAGCATGCTTCCTAAAGGCATGGTAGACCGTAAGGTTATGGCAGCATTACTTGCTCCTGGATTAAGGAGAACTCTATCTGCAGGTACTCAAGAGTCTATTGAAGAAGTAGCTTCTTTAGTAGCAAACCACTTCATTGATAAGTACGCTGCTACTCAAAACTTTGAGTACGAGCAAAACAATGAACTTACTATGGGTTCTATTTGGGAAACCTTTGTCACTTCTTTAGGTCCATCTGCTATTATTGGTGGAGGCACAGCTTTTGGTCGTCGTGCTATGAAGGAAGCTAAAGACTCTGAAGGTAATAGTATCCGTAATAGTGATGGCTCAGCTAAGTATGTAACTGACTGGAGTACTAGTGCTTTAGCTTACGAAAGAGCTAATACTGCTCGTTGGAATGTTGCAAACAGTCCTGAACTTTATAAGAAAATAATTGCTCAAAAGAAAGAGTCAGGAGAGTATACTCCCGAAGAGGCAATTAAACAGACAGCTGTAGTTGCACGTATGTCTCAGAAATTAACTGAGATGATGCCATCTATAAAAAACATCAAGAACTTAAACACTATGTTGGATGATTCCAACGCTAGAGTAGAGTACTTTAATAATAAGATGTTTGCTGAAGAACTATTGAATGTAAACATAGACGACTTGTCTGATGAGGATAGAAAGTCTTATGAAGATTCAGTAAACAACACAGCCAATAAGTTAGAGAAGACTGATCGTATTATTGATCAGTATGCTAGTATGACTGAAAATGATAAGCGTGCTGTCATTAAAAAGTTGTACGATGATAAAGTAACAGAAGCAAAATCAGAGAACACTACAATCCCTGAATTGTTACTGGCTAGTTACCTAGTAGATCCAAGTGATCTTGAGGGACGTAAAAAGGATGACCGCTTTAGATTCATTGCTAGCTTAAACGAAGAATATCAAGGAGAGTTACTTAATACTTTAGCCAAGCGTGTTGCTGGGTTTAAAGATACTTTGTTAAATAGCCCTGAGAATCTTACGGTTAGAGAACTTCTAGCTATGTCAGATGTCTTTGTACCTGTACTAGATAAACTTGAGCAGGCTAACATGGCGGTACCATTTTCACCGCTTACACAAACACAAGAAAATGCCAATCTAACAAATCTTCCTGGACCTCAACCTCTATTTGCTGCTTCAGAACTCAATCAGTTAATCCGTAATGAGCTAGCTAACAGATCTGTACTTACAGAACTTCAAGCCATAGAGCAAGGTGCTACTAACTTAAACATCCCTGATGTTAAGAAGGAGCAGGAACTTGACATGGCTTTAGCAGAACTTAGTGAGGATGAATTGTCAAAAGGTTTTGTTGAAGAAACAGCCCACCCAGAATGGTCGCCTGTTGTACGTGCAGTAGTTGCAGGTATGCTAGAAGGTCATATGGCCGAGAAGACAGACACCGGTAAAGAAACTGACCTTCAGAAAAAGAGGAAAGGAATAATTACTAACTTCTACGGAGTAAGTTTAGCAGAAACTGATCCCGCAAAGAAGATTGCTCAGATAAACAAAGGTATCAGAGACTTAGCTAAAACTAATCCTGGACGTAAAGACTTTGGTGGTCGTAGACCTGCTGCTCCAGTACTTCAAAGAGACGAAAACTTCCGAGGATTATCTGCGGTAAACCAAATAGTATTTGATGAGTTCACAGGATACCGTAATAGCTTTGAAGCAATTATTAGGAATACTGACCTAGACGAGTCTACTATAAAAGAAGAGATGGCAGCATTCTCAGTAGTAATTGTACGGGCATTATCTGCCTTAACTACTTTTGAGGATTTGTATAGTGCATTGTCTGGGCTTTATCCATCATCAAACTTAGCCTTTAGTAAGTTCTTTCAAGAAGCAGCTGAAGGTAATTTTGATATTTCTACCCTAGATGGTTTAGGTTTATCTCCAACTATGGTTAGTAAGATCTTTTACTTAGCAAAACTTGCTAGTCCTGCTATGACTCCATTTGAGAAGCTTGAGAATTACTTACAAAACTTCTATGCTATTGAAACGTTTGAGCAGTTAGATGCTTTTGACCAAGCAAGTCATCCAGAAGATCCAGACAGACGTTTCATTAATGCCAAGATGGTTAGAGCCAAACGTAGAGAGATTCAGAATCGTTTAAGCATTGATCTTAAGACTAACAAGAACTTTACTCCAGTTAAGATAGGTAACAAAACATATTTCTATCAGCTTGTAACTCTTCCTAATAACAAACAAGAATTACGTATTATCAACCCTAGCAATAATAAAGTTGTTAAGCGTGGTAAAGTAGTAGACTTTATCTTTAGTCAGTTAATTTCTTCTGGTCAGATATTCGACCTGCATAATTTTGATTATGCAATGAGTGAGTCTGAAAGCATTAGATATGCTACAGTAGATTCACAGTCTGATTTCTTAGTAGACGATTTCTTAGGTAAGATAGGTGGAGTTTTCCTTAGTAAAGCTTCTTTGGATATGTTAGCATCTGGTGACAATCCTACAGCGTTTAACTTATCTCCTTATGTATCTACAAAGAGAAAAGAAGGTGGTGTATCTATTAAAACATTAGAAGACTTAGCCAGTGAATCTGAGATGCTTAGAGAAGCAGGGTTAACTATAGATGACATTATTGATTTCTTACAACGCCACAGAGCCCAGAAGTATGTTCCTAGAGTAGGTAAAGCATCTGCCGATAACATTATCCGTGCAGAGGTACTTGGAACCTTTGAGGTTGTTATTAGCAATGATGTTGTACGTCAGTTAGTTTCTGCCTATAGTGCTCGTTTTACAATAGACCCCCTATCAAATACTATTATAGACTTAAACAACTTGCCTTTTGAATTACGTAATGACTTAGTAGAAGCCATGCGTGAGCGTAACAAAGGCACTATGTTTGAACAATTCATTCCTAGTTCAGATGCAGATATAAATTTTTATGACCCAATTATGCTTGGTATGATTGGTGATGTACTTGATACTCCAGCATTTAGAAATGCTTTAGACCCACAATACTTACAATATTTAGATGAATTTTATGAAGACGCAACAAACACAATCTACCCCCTTAGTACCTACGAAGACATTAGCGGATTATTTTCGGAGGAAACTAATGATGTCAACACAGACCAAGAAGTAGATGATCCTTATGGTGAGGTTATTGACGCTGCTCAAAAGACCTTTCAGATAGAAGTAAATAATGACTTTCAGATTAGCTTATCAATAGTTGATACTAATATATTTGACAAGTCTCTCTTAGGTGACCCTGCGGTAAGTTTTGCTTACCGAGTACTTCACCAATACCGTGAAACTGGAATGGCCGGACAAGACTACAATGTATTAGTAGCTTCTATGATGGACATTTACAGACTAGTGTTAACTGCGGAAGACTACGAGTACTTAGTTAGTGTTAGGAACAGTCCTAAAGGTACTCCTGTAGATGGAGCAAGAATCAGAAAGATTCTTAGTACAGAGGGACTTCCTATGCACAACGAAGGATTCTTTAACTCTATTATTAAAAACCCTTCAACAATTGGTACCGGTGTAGGTTCTGTATTTGTAAATAGCGATAAACAGATTCTTAAATTCAATCAAGCAGGTGTAGTATCTAGCGAGGGTTCTCCCTTGATTAGTACTCTGAAAAAGAATACTCCCGCAGCACTTGCCTTAAGAGAAAAGATTACTAGCTCTCCTGGCCAAGTATTGTTTACTAAAATAGTAGGACTTAGGTCAGGTAAAGAAACAATTTCAGACGTAAGTAAAACTGTAGGCACTATTGTCTTAAACACAGAGGAGAGTGATCGTGTTATCACTAGTGCTTTTGGTAAGTATACCTTGTTTAAGGGGGGTGTATATATTCAAAACGATAACTCTGTTTATCCATTCCAAGCGGTTATTTTGCCAACTGCTCCTGACGGATTTGTTTCTGCCTTAGTAGATGCCTTTAATAACGGTACACTACCGGCTGGATTACCTACTGAATTATCGGAGAACCCTAAAGCATTTGTAGATTATGTTAATGCTTTGATTTACTTATCTCCGAAGAATAACGGAGGTTTGATTTTAGGTAGTACTGTTAAAGGTAAAGTAGTTTACAAAGCCAAAAACAAATCAGGTAAATACCAACAGATTACAGGTAAGGCTGACGTACAAGCAAAGCGAGTAGCAGAAGCTTTTGTAAACATCCGCTACAACGTAAGTAAAGATAATCTAGACTTAAATGGTCCTTTCTCTTTAATTAAAATGATGGGAAATCAGTTGGCTGTAATACCTTCTGATACCTACCAAGATATGCTTAAGAGCGATGAGTTTGGTGCTAAGGTTACTACAACTGTAAACCAAACCTTTGCCTTAGATAACGAGTACACCGTTCATACAGAAGATACACTTCTTCCAGAACAAGTAAATGCTGATGTAACTATGCATCCAACTGCAGATACTGTTCTTGCTGCGGATGAACTTGATAGTATAGACGATGATGACATTGACTACGATTCTATCTTCGGTGATATTAATCCTGATGATGTACTAGAGCGTTCTTTGCTTTTGCAAAACAGTATCTCTGAGCAAGAAAACAATGCTGCTCAGTTATGGGTAGAGAATAGTCCTATCTTCAAGGGTACTAAGTTTATCTTTGATCGGACCATAGCACACCCTACTGCTTATGCAGTTTGGTCTAAGGCCGGTGTGTTCTTATTTGAGGGTGCGAACTATGCAGAAGGTTATCACGAAGCATGGCATGAATTCTCTCAGTACTATCTTACTAGAGAACAGAAAGATTCTTTGTATGCACAGGCTAGAAAAATCTACGGGGATTTAAGCTTAGTAGAATTAGAAGAGAAACTTGCAGAAGACTTTAGACAGTTTGCTTTATCTAATGGTAAGGTATTCCCTGAAGGAATCAAAGCCAACAAAGAAGCTAAGGGTGTGTTCCAAAAAATCTGGGACTTCATTACCAACTTTGTTTCTGATAAGAAGACAGTTGATTATTACTTTGGTCAACTATACAAAGGTCAGATTAGTAGTTACACTCGTAACGAAGACCAGGCTTACTTCAAAGAACTTAACAGTAGCAAACTTGTAGTCAACCTAGCTGATGGAACTAAGAAAGCATTTAGCTTTAAGGAAGGTGATGAGATTCTAAATCAGTTTGACTCTCTATTTGTGAGCATGGCTAACCGTTTGGTGTCTCAACTTAAGGGTTCAGTTGTTAACGTACTTGACAACAAAGCGTACATAATCCGTACTTATAAAGCTATGGATGGTGCTATACAGTTGGCACAAGCTAAGTACGACCAGTTAGTTTTAGAAAACCCTACTCCACTAAGACTTGCTCGTAAAGAGTATCTTGATATGTTAGTAGGCAATCGCCAAACATTATTCTTGTTCCACAAAGCAGCTTCTAGTTTGTTCTCAGATAAAGTTAAGCAAGCAATCAACGATGAAGTAGTAGATGCTACTTTGATGGATGACATGCCTGCCTTTGCTCAGTTTGAAAATGCTGTAAATGAGCAGTCTCAAAAACTTAAAGCAGCTCCTTTAATCATTACTGCTATCAAGAGTTTACCTCAGTATAAGAACAATCTTCCTGTAAAAGATAAAGTCTTTGGAGTAAATAAGATTGGTGACTTTGATATTAACTGGAATATCTTACAAAGAACATTATCTGGTACTAACAGTTACCAAGATATGTACAAGAGGATCCAGGATTTGGGAACTCGATATGGTCAGTTCCGTCAACTTTTGGCTTACTTGCCTAGTCCTTCTGAAACTGACGTAAAGCAAAGTACCTTAAACTTTAAGAACGCTTTCTTCAATACGTTCTCTATGCCTTACATTGAGGGTTATACAAATGAGATTATAACTAAAACTGAAGATGGTGAAACTAAAGTAACGCATGCTATTTACAAAGCACAGTCTTTAGATTCTAAAAACCTACGTCGTGCTTGGGATAATGAATTCTATGTTACTGATGGTTTCTATAAGAACCTTGACGGTGAAACCGGTAGTTACTACTTAAACGTTGACAAGTACTTTGAGGACTACCCAATTGTACCTGATGAGCCTACCTTTACTACTGAAGAAGCTAAACTTAATTACCAGGAGTCTTTGTATGCTATGCTTACTCCTCTAGGCTTTAACTTTACTGAGTTGGGTAAAGAGGCTTTGTTTACTATGCCGGTAAAGGATTTCCGTAGACAAGTAGAGCGTATCCACAAGAAGATTATATCTCTTAGTGAAACAGAAAGATACATCTTTACTCCTCTAACTCGTATATCTGATCAGCATGTTAACTCTGAAGATGAAGTTGTTTTCTCTGAGCAGACTGCTTTACTAGAACTTATTCAGTTTGAAGTACAAGCTAATGTAGAGTATGTAAATGACATGCAATACAATGCACTGGGTAAAAAAGTATGGTCTGTGAATCCACATACTTACATGACTAGGGTTCTTTCTATAATGAATGACTCTGCCTTGTATCCTACTTTAGATGATGTGTATAAAGAGTTGCCTCAGTTAGATCCTTCTAAGAATCCAGCTGCTTCTTTCTCTGCCGTACTTAAGTACATGTTTAACGCAGCCGGTGGTAGGAGGTTAAACCCTGACAACTCTACTAGAACATTTGAGATTGCCAACTTGTTGGGAGTCAAAGAAGGTTTTGACGGAGAAAAAACTATTGATGTTGTAACTCCTGTCAAACACTACTCAGATGTTATGGGCTTACTATCTGCCGGTATTGAAGAAGTTAACCGTTTCTCAGGCAAAAACACTACTCGTGGAGTAGTATATGACGATAGATTCCGTTATGAGTTAGGAATGAAATCTGCTTTTTCTTTTGGCAATCGCATAGTAATTCCAGAAGCAGTAATTACAAATAGTATCTTACCAATACTTTTTGGTGAGATCTACACTACTGTTAATCCTTCTAGTAAGTTTAGAGTGCCTTTGTTTGAGAAAGAAGGTACACCTATCTTATCTTACTTCCAAGATATTCTTAGTTCAGATGTTCGTACTCAGTTGTTTGATAAGTTTAAGGATGAGTCAGACTTAAGTAACTACACATTGCTTTATGATAAACTATCTCCTGAACTAAAGAATGCAGTAATAACTGAGTTTAGTAAGTACATCTTTGATAATATTAAAGCAAGTAATGCTTTCTTCCAGGGTGTTTACAGTGTTCCATTTGAAGATTTGGCAAAGTACCATGTACTAAGCTTTATCTCTCGAGTAGAACAACATAAATTATTCTACGGACACCCTTACTACTATAAAAATGCTAAGGAGATTGAAAAGCGTATCAGTGCTTGGAATGCTTATGGTAGTTATGCAGTACTAGACCAACAAAACTTAGAGTCTATTAAGGACGCATACACACAACGTGATGCTTTCTTGCACCATAACTCAAAAAGTGATGCTCCAGTAGATGTTGCTACTGATATGAGCCGAGACTTGTCTAAGATTTCTTACATAGTACTTAAGGATACTGCTGTATCTTCTGAGACAGCTAACAATAGTGATGCTTACAAGAAAGTAGCGGGTAAAAAGAACGGTAAGAATGTTACTTTAAAAGAGTACTACAACGATAAAGGCTCCAAACGACATGATGCAGCCGCATTCTGTACTATGGACTTCTACAAACGCTTCTACAAATTGTCTACAGGTGTTACTGAAGCAATGCGTAAAGAGTTTGATAGACAAGATAGAATCTACGCTTTGCTTCTTCAGAAACAATCAGGTGTAGACAACCAAGAGCAGTTAGACAAAGTACTTAACGAAGGTCCTTACTACACATTTAACATTAAGAAACTTCAGTACGCAGGTCACGCAGCTATCCAATCTGGTGAGAGTGTGCCTGTATTCCACAAGTATTCTGTAAAGCCTATTCTTCCTTCTGAGTTAGTTACTAGTCCAGAGTTAGCACAGATTCTTGCAAAACTGCATGCTTCAGGTGCTGACTACGCTGTAGTTTCTTCAGGTACAAAGATTGCAGAGACTATTGACCCAGTTAGTTTATTTAACGAGGACGGTAGCATAGATACTAATTTTGTTCCTACTGGCTCTATCGATATGAGATACCTTAAAGAACAGGTATTGGTAGAGAACAAGGAAACTTTCATGAGTATCTTTAGTAGTCAGTTTAGAAAACTTGCTTACAAAGATTCTCAGAAGAGTGAGCTTTACGAAGCCTACAGAAAGTACGTTGATGAGTTAGTATCTTTAGATAAGATTAACTTTGTTTCTAAACTAGAAGATCAAGAGAAGTTAGTAGAGTATTTATTGCAGGAACTTTCTAAGAAGAATGTAGCTGAGGCAACTAAAGACTTAATTAGACTTAAAGAGAACGGAGAACTTCAACATACTTTAGATGCTATGATTGATCGTACTGTTATGGAGAGTGCTATTGTAGCTTCTGTAACAAACGATATCTTAAAGCAGAAAGTACCAGGTGCTCAACGAGTTCAGTATCCTGCATCATTGATTAGGCCGGGAAGAAAACTAGCTTACTACGATCTAGTAACTAATGCTGACAATAAAAAAGTCATCAAACAAGCTGAGGCTATAATCTCTTTTTCTAAAGGATATTATCCTTTGCTAAACTTAGTTTACAACGGTGAAGTAATAGGTGAGTTTGATGTAAAAGGTAAGCCTGTCAATATGTCAAGTGCCTTGCGAAAACTTAACGAGGCATTAAATAATCCTATCTTCTTAGAGACTAACTCAACTATCTTAGATAAAGCTTTAAGTATTGCTGCTATCCGTGTGCCGGGTCAGGATTACAACTCAATGGAAAGTTTCCGCATCGTTGAGTTCTTACCCCAAGAGTCTGGAGAGATTATCTTGGTACCAGACGAAATGGTTATTAAGTCAGGTTCGGATTATGATATTGATAAATTATTCTGTTACGATCCTTTCATTGAATTGGATGGTAGTGTGTTGGGTAATAACCTAACACCTGAACAAGCTTACCAAGCAACACAGTCTGCTAAAGAAGAGTTAGAGGCTATCAGAGCCACTAAGAAATCTTTATCTAAAGGTATCAATGCTATTCGTAAGCGTATTCAGGAAGTAGTAACTATTGCAGGATTTGATGCAGATAACACACAACTTAAAGACTTGTACAAAATGTACACAGACTTTAATGCTGAACAAGAGGTAGAAGACAGACCTATTGCTCCAGAAGATGTAGCTAGACTTGCTAACTTTTTTAAAGAGCCCTACGAGGTTAAAAAGAAAGAAACTAATACAGAGATTAAAAAGATTCTAAATGCTCTTAGAACAGCTAAGAATGAAGGTCTGAGCAATTCTTTGTTTGCTTTGAATGAACAGTTGTATGCTTTGCTTGACCGTGAGAGATTCTTGACTCATGAAGTTAAAGCTATTCGTGGTCGTTTCTCTAATAACTTACTCTCTAATTTAATAGAGCGTTTGAGTGATCCGTCTTTGTTTACTTTGTTACTACGTCCAAACAGTTCAGATACTATTACAGAGATGGCAGAGATGTTTGGTGAGTCAAATAAATATACTACTGCTTCTTACACAAACGTTGTTAATGCTATCTATCAGTTGTATGTACACCAATTAAATGCTTATAAGAAATCTTTGGGTGTAGATGCAAAATCTAACGTCTTGCATGCAATTCTTCAGAAGGCTGCTTTATTTGTAATTGATAAACAAGCAGTACTAGACTACCCATTAGATGCTAATGGTAAATCAACAGGTGTGCTAGACTTTACTTCTAGCTTTGATGTAGAGTACAACAAAACTAAAGGTAAGAAAGGAACTCGTATCGGAGATATTAGTGGTCAGTTAATTACTGCTCACGTAGATATTGAAAGAGACGATAGCATTGCTCAAATCTTCCTTAACAATAAACTTACTCCAACTGCCAATTACATGAATATGTTAGGTAGTAGGTTCCAGGATATTGTGAAGATGATTAACCTACCTTACAAAGGTTTTGATGGTACTAAGAATAGATCTTCTATTATTAGGTATGCAAAAGGTAGTGCTAAGTATTCTTCTAAGCGTGCCTTTGTGCAAGCTATTTTAATGGAAAAATTAAATGAAGCTTTTGCTAGGGCTGAGCAAACAGGACAGGAATTACCAAAGTATGCTGAGTTCTTAAATGGTTCTATGAATGAGTTCGGTAATGAGATTATGTTGAACTCGCTTAAGAAGAAACTTAACAATTACCGTAGTGAAAACCCAGACGCATTACTTACAGATGAGACTGAGATGGGTGATTTGCTACGTTTTGTTGGTTGGATTGTTACCGAGGCACAGCAAGATAAACTATTCATACTTTCTTCTAATACAGACTACGATACCTTTACTCCTCAGAACTTTGAGTCTTTCCGTAAGGGTGGGCAAGAATTGGCTGATTTGGTTAAGTCTAACTTCTTTAACAGGCAAGGTATTCAGAATGTAATATTTGAATCTGTAATCTCTCCTTTCCAACTTCAACAAGACATCTTTGATAAATTAGAGACTATATTCCCTATCTCAGCGAATAAAACATTAACTACTCTTATCATCAGACTTCACAGAAGTATGAAGGCTCTTAACTACAGATTAGAGTATGATACCTTCTCAAGAGTATTTAAGAATGACTTGCTCTACTCTTTGTTTAGAAATAACATTCCCCAAGTAGCTGAGTATGAAAAGCTTCTTGACAAACGTAATCCTGCTCACATCAGTACTCTGTACAACAACCTTAAAGTAAGATTGGGACAAAGAGGCATTCAGTCTGATAACTTAATCTTTGATGGCGTAATATTTACTACCAATGAAAACAGTCAGTTTATCCGAGCCGGTTATGTGCAGTCAGAGATTGACTACTCAGTAGACATGCTTCGTGAAGACTTTAGCAATGGATTGAATTGGTCTCATCCTAGTCTAGACCCAACTAACGAGGATGACCAAAGGCTTGCTCAAGACATGCAGTCATTCTTCACTGCTTATGCTTATGCAGGTCTTATAGGTACCAACTTGAATAAACGTTACGATTCATACTTGCCTTTGATTCCTGAGCAGATTTACACCTTGCCTATGTCTTCTATCATTTCCCAGTTTACTAGTGGCTTGGCTGACAATATCCAAACCATTACAGATGCTTTGGTTGCGGACTATAATGCTAAGGAGAACAAAGAATTATCAGAAACTCTTAAAGAGAGTATAGTAACTACTAGCGAAGAACGTAGCGGGGTTATTAATAATGTATTGTCTGAGCAGATGGATACTTTACTAGATTCTCTTGGGGATTCTCACATAGCTAAGTTTGTTCGTAGATTCAAGCAAGTACACCCAGAGTTTAGTCGTACTAAAGATCCTAACATAGACTTGTTCTATTTCAAGGACTACGACTTTACTAGAGATAGTATCACACCTAGCAGTAAAGTGCTTCAGTCTAGTTTGACTACTCGTAACGATAATCCAAACCGTGAGTACACTCCTAAGGAAGTTTTAGAACTTCAGCCTAACGAAGTATTTGTATTTGGTGCTAACACAGCCGGTCACCACGGCTCAGGCAGTGCAGGATACGCTCAGTATAAAAACGCTAAATCTAACTACAATGTATTAGAGCCTGGAACTGTAGGTTACTGGTCTGAGTATGGAGTTACTGACCGTATTATGCAAGGTACAAACGGTATGTCTTATGGAGTTGTAACTAAGTTAGGAACAATCAAAGACGGTAGAGTCAAGATAGGTTCTAAGAATAGTATTCGTTTAAGTGCTGTGGAAGAGTCAGTTGTGAAGATGTTGGAGACTGCTTCTGCTAATCCTGATTTGAAATTCTTGGTGACTGCTATTGGAATTAAACAGGCTGGTTGGAATACTCCTCAGATACGTTCAATCTTTGCTAAGCATAATGCTATCATACCTGACAACGTAATCCTTCCTAAGATTTTTGAAGTTAGAGATAGTATTAAGCCTACTACAGCAGTAGATGAAACTAGTAACACAGTAGTGCTTGTACCTGAGAACTTTGAAGCAATCAAGAAAGAAGCGATTAAGGAAACTTTTAAGGAACTAGAAGACATCAGTAATAACCACGAAAACTTCTGCGGTGGAGCTTAATTGATTGTGTAATTTTATTATTAAACTATATTTGTAAAGATGATTTGTCCTAATTTAAATGACCCGGAGGTAAAAGCTAAGTTTGACCAACTACTTAGTGTAGTACCTGAATATGCTTATTACCTCTGGGATAAGTATGAGGGAGAAGTTCCTGCTAAGTACTATAACTTGGTAGGGGCTACTGGCTTAGTTGCAGGTGAAGTTGCAAAAGGGGTACAAGAATTATTTGCCTCTAATCCTGAATTAAACGGAGTGGGAACACCTCAACAATACAGTGCATACTTAGATACTATATTTCCTGGTAGTACTGTAAAGGATATTGTTTATCATGGCGTAGTAGGGGGTAAAGCAAGTTATGACAATATTTTAAAAAATGGATTTGACTTTAAATCACAAAGAAATTGGGATAACGAGAATTCAAAATTTAAAGAAGACGATAATACTGGCATGTTTTTTTCCAATTATGCTACAGCTATTTTGTACGGAGAAGACGTTGAGTATAAGTTAAATGATAAGGGTGAATATAAAAAGGTAAATTACAAAAATATTGTACCTGCTATTTTAAACATAAAATACTTAGACAGTTCACAAGAAACAGCTTCTGACACTGCGGCTGCTTTTTATAAGCAGAACAAAAGTAAAGAAGCAATTGGTATGCTTGGACCAGAAGGAGGGTCTGAGGGTGTTAGTTTAAATTATGTAGTATTTGAACCAGAACAAATTCATATATTAGGAAACAAACAAGACATAGCAGGATTTAAAAAGTTTGTAGCTACTTCTACTATGCCTACTCGTATGTCTACTACTATGTATAGTAAGGTTGCTTTAGATGACATTAAGAACCATTACTTAAGACTAGAGGTAAACTTAAAGTTAGCACAAGATTTACTTAACGACCCTGAGTACAATAAATTGGGCACTTACGGAGGTAAGATTGCTTATGTGGGTAATAAGATGTGGCAGGCTGAGATTCAAAAGATCCAAGACCGACCATCAATTACTTTAATGGGTAATAGAATTTACCATACAAGTACTAAGTACGTAGAGCCTCACCAGATTCTTAAGTATGCAGAAACAACTGCTCTTAGGATTAACAGTAAGTATCTTATCAATGGTGGCAAGAAGATTGCTTGGGCAAGATTTGATGAGTCAGGTGTTTACGTAGAGTTTGATCCTCGTTACAATTACGCTACAGAGATTATTGATTTTGTAGAATCTATAGAAGAGGAAGAGATGCGTGCAGAAGTCGAGCTACTTGTATTGCAAGAAGCACTAGATGCTGAACAGCATGCTCTAATGGAAAAGCTAATCCAGTCAAACGAATTACTGATTGACGGGGAGGTTTTACCATTAAGTAACATTATGTTCCAAAAGAGCATGGAGTTAGCTAATGTTCTTAAGAGAGGTAACGTAAGTAAATTTGGTCAAATCTTTGATAAGTTAGTAGCTAAGTTTCCAGGTGTAACTTGGACATGGGATACAACCATTGATGGGGCTGCCCGTGTAGATTTAGCAACCGGACAAATATTAGTTAATCCTTATTTAGTAAGAGAAGATACTCCTTGGCATGAGTTCTCTCACTTTATTGTTAGGGGTTTAAAGATATCTAATCCAGAAGCCTTTAGTAAGTTAGTAGAAGAGGTAGAAAAATTGCATGAAGAGAATCCTACAGGATCATCTTACAGTTATGTAGAGGCTAATTACCCTGAGTTAAAAGGCACAGAAGAGTTCTACGAAGAGGTGATTGCTACTGAGATTGGTTCTCAAGCAACTGACTACACTCCAAAGACAGGTCTTTACAATACCATTGTAGAGTTCTTTACAAATATCTTAACTGATTTAGGATTTGTTAGTCCTAAGTTTGATACGCTGAATGACATTGTAGTAGCATTATATAATCCTAACTTCGAGTTTCAGTTTTATCCAACTAACTCTGAAGTGTCTGCTTACATGTTTAGTAGGGTTATGCCTGAGCAAGTAGATGCATTTACCCAACACTTGATGACGGATCCATCCAATCCAGATGATTTTAGTCCGGCAATCAGACAGATTCAATTAATATCTGATGCAATCACTGACCAAGAGTTTGCACGTTTGATGGATACCAATAAGTACTTTACTAGTGAGGAGATTAGAAAATCAACTTCTCTTAGACAAGCCGGTGCTGTATTCGAGTCCTCTAAGGGTCGGATAAAAGCTATGGCTACTAAAGAAGACGTAGCAGAAGCCGTGTTGGATTTAGCAAACTACATGCAGTATATGTCAATCTACTTTCAGGGATTGATAGATCACTTGCAGACAATTAGCCAAGACCCTAACATACCTCCTGGAAAAAAGCTAGGCGATATACACAGGGCTTACAAACAAGCATTAGTTGTACAAAGACACATAGAAGAAATTACCGGAGATAGATTTAATAACCAAGGAGCATTAGCTAGAAGTGTATTTAAACCTAACACAGTTTCATCTATTGTACAATTAGCACAAACTTCTTCTAAGCAAGAAGTAAACAGTAATCCTTTCTTAAAGAACTTGTTCTGGTTGAAGCAGTCGCTTAACTCTATTGTTGAGAAGCACAACCAATACATTCAAGAACCTATCCTAGATGAGCTTTCTGAGTACTACGAAGAAGCTACTAAAGGATTGGCTGAGACTATTAATAAAGACATTGAGCAATTGGACTCTCAGTTGTCTAAGAAATCTTTTGATATAGTAGGTCAAGCAAACAAGAATAATGCAGATCGTACTTATCGAAACCGTATTGTACGGACTATCAGTAAAGTAGGTAACGCAGCAGATTCTAAGTTTGTAGTAACTTATACGGATGGAGCTGTTCAAGAGTTTACAAACTTCAGACAGTTTAAGCAGTCTTTTGACTTACCTATATCTGTAGGTAACCTCTTAAATAGAATTCAAGATAGTAAAGACGACTACACCAACAAGCTTCCTACACGGGAAAACTTGTCTAAGTTACTTATGGATACTAATAGTGAGTTGTTTGCTGCGTTTGACACAGCCACTACCACTAAGAATCCAGGCATACAACTTGTAGCGAGTTACTTAAAAGGTATGGATATCTCGCATAGAGGTTCCTTGGCTAGTTTACGTGGTGAGATGGAAAGCTTAATGCAAGACATCATAGCTGAAGAAGGTGCACAGTTTGGAGGTTCTATTGTAGACGTTAAAAACTTCTACAAACCATATTACCGAGAGGCTTTCTTGTATGAAGTAGTTGATGGAGTACTAAATAAAGATAAACGTATCTTAGTTTTAAATACTGCTACCAAAACGGTAGAGATGCGTAACTATATGACTGAACAGAACTTTATTATCCAACATGGTATGGATGATGTATCTGATTTAGATCCTACTGATATGAGTGCTGCGGCCGTTGCTAGACGTAGTGCAGCAGAACAAAGTGTAAATGAGGCAATTGAAAATCTTGAAAAGTTCAAAGAGCAGTATACTGAGCGTCCATTTACTGAAAAGTATTATGAGATTCAAAGTACACTACCTTTAGAAATCCGTAATAAGCGAAACAGTATCTATCAAGAGATGGCTGCTGTTAGAGAAGCATTTGTGGGTGGGGAGATTACGGAAGAAGCGTTTGAGTTACTTCGTCTAAATCAATCTGAGTTAGATGAGATGGAATCTCTTTACGACTCCTTAGGTAATCTTAAACAAGGAGATGCTTATGATACTGCGAAAGCAATCATTGATTGGAAGAACGCAAAGTCTAATACAGAAATTCCTCAGATGGATGCCAATGGTAATCCTCTACTGGATGCTACGGGTCAACCTATTGTAAAGATAGTACCAACTACTGTTTACCCCAAACTATCTGATGAGACCTTAAACGTATTCACCAGGACACTTGCCTCTCGTAAACAAAAGTTACAAGCAGCTCTTATTGCTTCTGAGAATCAATACAGGTCTGCACAGAATGAAGGCGGAAAACAGTTGGCTCTTAAACTTAAACAAGATGCTCTTGATGAGTACAATCGTTGGGCTTCTATCTATACCCGTACTACTTACTCTCAATCGTTTTATGATGAGCGTGCCTTAATTACTGATGAAATTCAACAGTTACTAGGTGATAGGGGTGATAACTTGAATGACCTGTATGAGAACTTGTTTAACTTACTTAAAGGCAAGAAAGACCGTAATGGTGAGTACATGCCTAATGAAGTTAGTGATGGTCAACGTCAAACAGCTAAAGAATTAGAGGAACGTATTGAAGATATTAAGTATCTTACCCGTAAGAACTCTCCACTAGATAAAGATACTAAGGAAGCACTAGTATTATTAGTTGAACAGTTACAGAATTTACAGAGTAATGTAAACTCAAAAGCTTATGAAAAGACCGTAGAGGATATAAAAGCAAGTTTGCGTACTCAGATAGCTACAGCTAATCCTACGTTAGATAGTGCTTCTATTGAAAGACTTGTAAGCCAAGCATTCAAACAATCTGCATGGCACTCAGATAACCACATCAAAAAAGTAAGATATGACTCTGAAAGAGGAGAAACTGTCCTTGTAGAAGAACCTATCTTTATGTGGAGAGTAACTAGACCTAACGATGAATCTTACATTGAAGAAGAAGCTCCGTCATTCTTATGGTTTAGTCCTAAAGTAAGTACAGAGTTTCAGAATCCTAATCATGTATTAGGCGAGACTACTTTCAAGGAGACTACATCAGGTGCTTATTATAATTCTAGTTACGATGCTTTAAGAGGCAATCAGAAGGTTTTGCTTGGTCGTATGCGTGATGCATTGACAAACGCACAATCTGAACTTTATAAGAAAGATAAACTAGGTGACATTATTCCTGGTATCTACAAGACCAAAGGTGAGTTGTTTATTGATTTAATTAGTCGTGGCAGACCTAACCCGTTAAAGCGTTGGTGGAACCAACAAAAGGAATGGTTGCTAGGTGAAACACGCCAAGCATTGGGTGATGAGGATGAAACATTTGGTATTGCAGAACAAACTGATGCTTTTGGAGAACCTATTACTAGGGAGTCTCGTAAGTTATTTGTAAGATATAGTCGTCCTATGGCTGCAGAAGAACAGTCTTATGATATTATGACTGCGATTGCTTCTTACTCAGCATCTGCTGCTAGGTTTAGAACTCACCGTAAGTATCAATCTACTATCCTGGCAATGGAAGAATTGCTTAGTGGTAGGAAAGCGCCTAGTTCTTTGCTAAACAAACAAGGTTCTTCTACTAATAAAGTAGTTGGAGACTTGATTGATCGCCAGTTATATGGTAAAGGAGTAAATAACCCTAAGAACACCTTTGCTAAAATAGCTAATGGTATTTTACATGGTGCAGGTAGACTTGCAGGTGCTAAGAGTTTGCGCTTTAACCCTATCTCTTTGTTTCCTAACTACTTTAACGGCTATAAGAATAACTTGGCAGACCGTAGATTCTACGACCTAAGCTACAGCGATTACTTGGCTGCGTATAAAGAGACTATGGGATTATCTCTAGACTTTATTACTGGTCATGCTCAGACAGGTAACAAGCCTTTGCGTATGCAGATTATTGACTTCTTCGGAGGAACTCAGTCTAACTACGAGCAAGAGTTTAAGGAATTATCTAATAAAGGATTTTTCAAGTATTCTAAGTTTCATAAGTTTGTCTCTAACCTAAGAGAGTACACTGAATACGATATTGCTGCACAGACAACTTTTGCTATGCTGAACAAGTATCGTGTACCACTAACTACCGGTGGAGAGATTAAACTTAAAGATGCATTTCATTTAGTAAACGGAGTAGTCTCTATCAAACCAGATGTAGATGTTTCTCCTCAGTTGCTTCGTAAGATTAAAGATGAAATTTCTACTGCTAACTACAGAGCACAGGGTGTATACGATAGCATCGGTCAGCCTACAGTAGCTAAGTATGCATTAGTAAGACAACTTTTATTCTTAAAGAAATGGCTTCCTATGCATGCTAAGACAGAGTGGGGGGTAGGAAACATTCACTATGGTGCCGGTGTTAGAACTGTAGGTGCTAATTTAGCTATGATGCGTTTTCTTCAGCAGACTTTCTTTGAGTATGGAAGATTCTGGGAAGCAAGCAAAAACTTAACTCAAGCAGAGAAAGCAGCCTTAGCTAAGTTTAGATTTAACTTCTTTGCTTACGTAACTTTAGGTAATATTATTAGTCAGATGGCTTTATCTCTTGAGTGTGAAGATGACGGAGAAGCTGACTGGAAAGACTACACCTGTTTCTTGACTAAGAAAATAGCCAACGAAGCTGAAGGTGTATTTACTCTTTGGGGTATGAATGAGATGCTGTTTACTTACGTACAAGAGCAAGCAAACGGAACAAGTTTCTTTGAGAAGTTAGGTTGGTCTCTGTTTGGTCCATTCAGTGTATTCAGAAAGTTTGTAGATTGGGATAGCGGATTGTATAGTACAGATCCTTATTACAAGTATCGACCAAACTCTGATAAGATTGATTGGGATAAAACACACCCAACTCAAGCAGGTAAACCTGGTTTAGGTGTACTTGCTATGGAAATGTTAGGAGCTAAAGGTGTTATGTTAGGATTAGATGCTAAGTCTATTGAGTTCCAAAACAGAGCATTCAATAGTTATACTCCTAAAACTTACACAAAAGAATTACGTACTCGCTACCTTGAAAACCACGATGGTCTTGAAACTATGAAGACTCGTACAGAAGAAGCCCAAGCTAAAAAACAATATAAGAAACAGCTTAAGCAACTTCAGAAGAGAGTATCTGCATTTGAAACTGCGGGTGAACAGGTTCCCCAAGAAGTTTACGAACAGATGGAAGCATTAAATAGTAACTACTCTATAAGAGTAAGTGAAATCCAAGCAGGACGTGAGCCTAATAAAGTATTTACAGGAGTAAAACCTTTCTATAAGGCAAGACCAGGATTAGATTTAGAGGAACAAGAAATACCACAAAAGGTAGAGCCTGTGAATTTGGATGATTCTGACTAATTTCTTGACTTATTTAGAAATAAAACTATATTTGCAATATCGGGCGAAAGCCGGTTTAACAACGAAATAAAATGGATGCTTCACAACAATCAAACGAACAAGCACGTCGTCTTAGGATGATTGCTGCTAACTCAGGTCTTTCTGTAGGTGCAGGAGGCTTTAAACGCCACGGCACAGGTACTGTATCAAACGTACGTTACAACGCACTAGTAGTACAAGAAGACACTATATTCACAGAATTTCTTGTCAATGGTGTTTCTGAGTTGTCTAACAATGGTATGAGTACTATCACCTTCAAGCAAGGAGCATTTCTTCCTGGAGGAGTGATTACAGGATTTGCTATCTCTTCAGGTAGTGTAATTGCTTATAAGTAATGATTGGTGTTGGTATAGGGGTAGATAGAAGACCTCCTAGTAGTGGGGGTGCATCGTTTGATAGCGACTATCAAGCAGTGTTAAATTACGCTACTACGCAAGGTTATACTCTGCCAAGTGCGGGACAACAAACTTTGCAAAATCAATTGGTTTTAGATTTGAAGGCGGGTGGTATTTGGAGCAAACTTGATACTTTTGCGGTTTTTGCTACCAATGGAAATATAGATTTTGCATTAATAGATTGGAAAAGATTAAGTCAATATACTGCAATAAATAGCCCTACATTTACTACTAATGACGGATTTTTAAGCAATGGAACAAGTAGTTATGTAGATACCAATTTCAACCCCGCTTCAAGTGGTGTAAATTATACTTTGAACGATGCTTCTATTTTTATTTGGAATAATACATTTTTATCCAATGCGTTTATTACAGGTGGTGAATTAGGGCTTTCTAATTGTTTGAGAATGTCTTTAGCAAGTGGAAATCAAAGAATTAATATGGGCATAAGTGGTATCTTTGTACCTTTGGTAGATTTTGATTCATCTACTTTTAAGTGGAGAACACTAAGCAGAACAAGTGCAACAAATGTAGTCGCTTCAAAAAACACAACTCAAACTACCCATACTGCGACAAGTACAAGTATTGAAAATCAAAATCAATTGGTTTTGCGTTCAGCGGCTAACTATGCCGCAGTAAATGTTGCAGTTTTTGGCATGGGTGCATCTTTAGTTTCTGAAAATACTGCATTTTACAACGCAATAAACACTTATATAACCTCAATATGATAGTTTTACATCCAACAGACGAACAATACACCGCATTAAATGGGTATCAATATGAATCAAGTGAATTGTTATTTGTCAAAGATGGTAGCGATAGATGGATAGTAGGATTAGAAGTTTTAAGCGATTCTAATTTTGCGGAAATTCACGATCAACTTGAACAACTGGAACGAATAGAATATACACCAATTCCATCACCTTTCCCACCTAAATAATGAAGACCTCTTTTCTCTTATACACAGGTACAACTCTCTTAGCTTTTTTAGGAGCTTACTTCCTTAATCTAGGAGCAGATAATGCTGAACAGTACTTAGCTGTAGTTGCTGTTGTGTTTATAGATGGATTCTTTGGGGTATGGGCAGGAACTAAGATGGAAGGCTTTAAGACACATAAAGCTCTGAGCGTGCTTAAAACTTTAATGGTGTGGGTATTTATGCTTACAGGTATATTGATGATTGAGAAGGGCTTTGAGGGCACTTTCTGGTTAAGTGAGACTATCTGTGCTCCTTTTATTCTCTTTCAGCTTATAAGTGCACTCAAGAACGCAGCTAGGGCAGGGTTCATAAAGAATGAGTTACTGCAGTTAATCTTAGATAAAATCGACCAACATAAAGTAAATGAAAAACAAGATTGAA